TCCGATCGTCGGCGTGACGCCGTCCTTGCCTTTAGCACCAGGCGCACCATTTTGCCCGTCAGCGCCGTCTTTTCCCGGCGCACCATCTGCGCCATCCTCGACCGTGGCAATGGCCGTCCCGTCCGCGCTGATTGTCGTTGTCTTGCCGGACTTGGTGGCCGTTACCACCGGGCTGTGGCCGTCCTTCCCCGCGGCGCTGGGGTCGCCCTTTGGGCCTTTAATCACAACAAACGGCGTATCAACAGCTGCGTCTACCTCTTCTCCAAACACATCGAGGCTCTCGGCTTCGATTCTGTCGCTCATTCCATCAGCTCCTCGTCCGTGCATTCCAGCACTTTGATTTTCGGGTTTTTCTTCGGCTTCAGGATATTGCCCGCGCCCTTGAAGTTGCATGTGATCTCCAGCTCCGCCTGCCCCGCGTCGAGGGACAGCGTGTCTTCCTGCGTCAGCGTCAGCAGGAACCGGCCATTTGCGTTGTCGTACCGCACCGCGTCCGGCCACGTCTTGCGCACACTGTCGCCGAGCTTGAACGCGATCTCATCCACGTTGCCAAGTGGGAACACGTCCATATCGTTGAATTTCACGCGCACGGGAACGGTCTTTGCCTCACCGCGTTTGATATATGCCATATCATCACCTCATACTTCCCAAGCCCCGGTTACGCCGTGCGCTGCCAGACATATGCCGCCAGATATGGCGGCATATTGTTGTGAGCCGCACCGCCGCCCGCGCCGCTTGTTTTCGCCAACTTTGCAAACCACGTTTTGTCGCTGACGGAGCTAATACTCGGCCAGCCGATATAGCCGCTCGGTGCGCTGCTGTCGCCGCCGTCGTTGCCGACATACTCGTCATGGTAGTGGTTTGGCATCTCTGGCGCTGTCAGCGTGTGTGTCGCTTCGCCCCCGGTCGTGCCCGCTTTGTATTTCGTACCTGCCGCCAAGATGAACGTGTCTTTGATCTGCGTCCATGTGCCACCGAACAGCGTTGCCGGGTTGTCGCTGGACGCAGAAAAGTAAAACGCGCCAACCGGGTACACTTTCAGGAAATAGGCATTCAGCACACTGTCCAGAGCGTTACTTGCGAGTTTCTCCTTCGTCACGGCTCCGTCAGCGATCTTGTCCTTCGTCACAGCGCGCATCGCGATCTTGTTGCTGGTGACTGCGGCAGTCGCGATTTTCGCCTGAGTTACACTCTCCCCCGCGAGTTTGCTCTCCGTAACAGCGCCGTTGAAAATATGCCGCTCCTGCACGGCGCTCGAGGCGATTTTGCTCGCCGCGACCGCATTATTCGCCAATTCCGGACTACCAATCGTTTCGTTGGCAATCTGGTGATAAGTCACCGCGCCATTCGCGATCTTTTCCGTAGTCACCGCACCGTCCGCGAGTTTGTCCGTAGTCACAGCCCCGTCCGCAATGCCGCCCTGCGTCACATCGGCGATCTGCGCCTGCACGTTCTCGATCGCTTCCTGCACGTTGGTTTTGTTCACCGCCTCTGTCGCGACAAAACCGATGCATTTTGCTGCGCTTTCACCGCCGAGCGCCGCGACCAGATCGTTCAGCGCCTTTTTCAGCAGGTTTCCAGCGAGGTCAAACTTTGCTTTCAGGGACGCAGCGGACAGGCCGCCAACGTCGTTCGGCTCGTCGTCGAGCTTGGAGATAATGTTCATGTCCTCGTTGCACGTCGGAAGTGCCATTTGTTTTACCCTCCTATCGCACATATCCCGTGAACCGCACGCGGATGTCGGCGCTTGTGACCGTCGCCGTCGTGTCCGCATCATCGTTCGTCAGGATGAGCTTGTAGTATGTAAATTTCTTTGCTTTCAGTTTCAGCCGCGTCATATACGGGCGCTTGTTCGTATTAAACGACCAGTGCGCAAAATTCGCGTGGTCAAACGCTGCGCTGTTGCGGAAAACCAGCTTCTTTGAGAAGTCCGCTTTCCGGTCTGTCATGACCGTCACGGTCATCGACCCGGCGTACGTCGGCACGAGACCGATCCACAGCATGGCGGAGTATTTGCGCATAAAATCCGCGCCGAAGTGCATATTGCCGCTCTCCCAGCGTGCGTCGATTGCTTCGCCGCAGTCGCTGCGGAATGCGTTTGAAATCTCCACAAGCGTGTTGCCGCGCGCGCCGAGCAGCCTGCCGTATACACGGTAAAAGTGCTTGACAGGGAAGTTCGTGTACAGATACCACACATTGAGACCGTAGTTGTGCACAATGGCCGTGTCACCATATACGCAGTACCATTCTTTGCGGTCGTTGTCGTCCCAGCAATACGCCTGACGTAGGTCAAAGTCTTGCAACGCTTTCCACACGCGGTCGGAAATGCGCTTCGCCTGCCGTTCGTCGATCGTCAGGTTGCTGGAGTAGCTGCTGTTGTTTTTCCATGTGTAGACGCTCTCCCCAAACAGGGTGTAAGGGCTGTTGTCCACAAGCCGCACCTGACCGGGAGCTGTGTTGCCAATGGCCTTGTTTACTTGCGTCCAGTAAAATGCAGGGAGGATTTTGCCTTCTGCGTTCGTCACAGTGCCGTACTGCACGGAGTATGCGCTGTCCTCTTTGAACGCCAGCAGTCTGGAGTAGTGGCGGATCATCGCCGTGATCGGCGTGTTTTCGTCGCCAATGTCCAGCGCGTTCATGTCAGGGAAGTATTCGGCGGTCGGGTTGCCGTCAATGTCCAGCCCGGAGTACAGCGCCTTGTTGCTTCCGTCGCCATAGAGGAACACGCGGTTGTCCGTCGCACCGTTGTAAAGCTCTGCAAACTTCATTGCCCTGACCGCACCGGAATCATCGGATGCCACGGTGTATTCCACCTCATACACATCCGCACCGGCAGGGGGCGCACTCGTGAATGTGATCTTGCCTTCTGCAAACGTATAGTCCGTACCGGCTGCCAACGCTGCGCCTGTTGCCCTGTTTTTCACGCTCACAGACAGCGTTCCGTCCTCCGGGCATACATACACCGTGGACTTTCCGTCCGTAGCAATGCGGTATTTTCGCTTGCTGGATAGCTTGTTGATCTGCTCCAGTTCCGTGCCGCTGCCGTCCGCACCGACGCCCACAAGTACGGTCGGTACATACCCGGTCACATCGGAGAGCTTGTAGCCGTCAAACACCTTGTACTGCGTGCCGTTGAGGATATAGAGTTTTTCCCGGAAACCGAAAAACTCCGTATGTGCATCTGCGAGCGCGCCCAGCTCCGAGGCCGCCGTAGTGGCTGGAAATCCGATTTTCCACAGCTTCCCGGCAGCGGCCGCTACCTGCACATATTCGCCGCCGACGTAGCCGCACCACGTTCCCTGAATTTCTCCGGGGAACGTATGCACAGCTTTCATACCTGGGCGCTTTCGCAGCGCGCCGTCCTGCGTCACGCGCCAGTTGCGCATTTCGGATGCCTCACCAAGTTTCAGACTTGTGTCGTCGCTGCCAGCCTGATTGATACCGAGCCATTTCTGGATTCCGACGATCTTTTCATTCATGCGCGTCACCAGCTCCCGAACTCGCTATACTCGATGCCACCGTACACATCCTCGACCGTGCCCATGCTGCACTGCGCGTTTGCCTTGTGCATCGTCACGATCTCGTTGTAGCGCCGCTTGAACCGGTCGGATGCCTCCGGGTTCTCGTCCGTCAGGAGAGCGGAAGCAAGGCCGTATGGCATCGCACCGAGCGCAAGCGTGTTGTCGATCTCCGAGATCGTGTCGTCGAATTCCTCGACAGGCCGCCAGCCGGAAGCAGTTTTTCCGGCCTTCTTCGTCTCCGAAAACGGGTACAGCTCCGCGATCATGGTGTTGATGATCGACACGGCGCGGTATTTATATTCGTCCGTGTCCGTCGTTTGCGGTTTCCCGCTATCGCTCAGCTCGTCCATGATGGACATTGCCGCGTCAAACACGTCGCTGACTTCTGCCATGAAATCACCTCGTTATCTGAAAATAGGCGGCGGGATTTCCCGCCGCCTTATCCGTTGCCTCAGGCGGTAGCCGTCATAATGCCGGAATCGAGCGCGCCGGTCTTGCTGGCGTAAGCCTTGACCTCCGTGCCTGCGGCAATGCCGGTCGGCTTCGCGCTGGCGCTGTAGGTCTTCGCCGTGGAGGAAGTCTTCGGGTTGCTGCCGTCGGTGGTGTACTTGATGGTCTCACCTTCACCGGCAGTCAGCGTCAGCGTGCCGCCGGAAACAGACATCGTCGGGGTCGCGCAGCCCGCAGTCGCGTGCACGCCGATGGCGTATGCCTTCTTGTCCAGCACGAAGCTGTCGAACATCACGCGGTACTCCGCCACATCGCCGTCGATGCCGAGCGGGTTCTTCTGGATGCGCATGGTCTGGTTCTTCACCGGGTCGACGCTCGCGCCCTTGCGGAAGATCACGAAGTTGACGCCTGCGGGCAGATAGCTGTCCGGGATGGCGTACACGTCGTTGCCGTCGAGCTTGCCCAGAGAACCGTTTGCGACGGCGTCCTTGCCCAGCACGTCAATGCCGACGATGTAGTCCGACAGCTTGCACTTGGCAAACAGCGTGTGGCCGATGAAGATCGCGCGGTTGTCGGTCGGCACAAGATGGTTGGACATCTCCGCGCCCATGTTGACAATGGCGTCGATGGCCGTCTTGCCGGTCAGCGCGGTCGCGTTGACGGTCACAACACCGGCACCGCCGACCCACTGCTGCAGACGGTACTTGTCGATGCTCGGAGTGACCTTGCCGTCCCACGTCGCCTTCATGCGCGCGTTGCACTGCTTGACGTTAAACTGTTCGGCAGCGTTGCCCGCGT